AGGAGCAGAGATGAAACTAGAACTAACAGCAGAGCAGATAGACAAAGTTGTAGCTAAAGAGATGAAGAGACTTAGGGAAGAATTAGTGTGTTATGCTTCCAGCCCTCATACAGAGCTTAAAGAGCATAATGTGTTAATAGCAGCATCGTTAGTGATACAGAGTTATTATAGAGTTGACAAATATTAAGAACAGCCTTAATATCAACTTGTTACACCCCTGAAACATAAATGCCCTAATGGGTAGGAGATACAAAGATGGCAAACACTATAGTAAGGTTAGACAATGTGGAACTCCAGTGGGCTTGCTTTAACGCCACTAATGACATGAGCGATAAGTACCAAGTAGACCTTGTGAACCTATCGCCAGAGAATGTAGCTAAGTTGGAGTCTTTAGGATTAGTAGCACGATTCAGGGAAGATAAACCAGACAAAGGCCGCTTCATTGTGCCTAAGTCTATACACCCTATTGTACCAGTGAGAGCAGATGGCAGTATCATCACTGATGCAGTTGGCAATGGTAGTAGAGCTACAGTCTTAATGACCTACTACATCCCAAAGCGCAAGCCCGTAGGCGCACCTGAGCGTAGTCCCAGCCTAGTTAAGATCACAGTTAATGATCTAATTGTGTATAACAAGGATGCTCCTACAGCAATCTCAGACGCTGATCTCTAATGTTACTCATTGATGGTGATATAGTCTGCTATCGTACAGCATTCAGTAGAGAACCTAGTAGTCTTACTGAGTATTGTGCGTTAGCAGATAAGTATATCACTAACATTGTCCGTAATGCCTCACCTGACATAAAAGACTACAAGGTCTTCTTGACGGGTAAAGGCAATTACAGGAAGGGCATAGCAGTAACGCAGGAGTACAAAGGTACTAGGGCAAAGGAAAAGCCTGAGTACCTTGAAGCTGTACGCCAGCACCTCATCAGTAAGCACTTAACACAAGTGTCCGCAGGTGAGGAAGCTGATGATCTCATAGCCATCGAAGCCACAACAAGAGGCTTAAAGAGCGTCATTTGCTCAATTGACAAAGACTTCAACCAAGTTCCTGGTTGGCATTATAACTTTGTTAAGAATGACCGCTTCCATGTATCAAAAGCTGAAGGGATGCGCTTCTTCTACTCCCAGATCATCATTGGGGACAGATCAGACAATATCTTAGGAGTACATGGTATTGGCGAGAAGAAGGCTGCTATTGCACTTAAGGGATGTAAGACTGAGTATGAACTTTATAGCAAGTGTGTAGAGTTGCTAGGCTCAGCAGAGCGAGTGCAAGAGAATGGCTTATTGTTGTGGCTTCGCCGTTATGAAGGTCAGATGTGGACTCCGCCTTTAACCAAAGGAGCTGCTAATGAAGCAGAAGAAGAAGCTAAAACCGCCTAAAGGTTACGACTCTTGGTTTGAGTATGACTTACACAGCCTACAGCTAAAGGGATGTCAGTGTCACACAGCTAAGGTTGCGTATGTCCAAGAGAGGAGCTACGAACCTGACTTCATTAGACAGGAAGGAAGTAAGACTATCTACATAGAAGCTAAGGGACGATTCAGGGACAGATCAGAAGCCCGTAAGTATGTAGATGTGAAAGCAGCCTTGAGCGAAGGCAGCGAGTTAGTGTTTGTCTTCTGGAATCCTAAGACTCCCATGCCGGGCTCTCAGCGCAGGGCAGACGGTAGTAGGCTCACTCATGGCGAGTGGGCTGAACTACAAGGACTTAGGTACTATACTGCTGAGACTCTACCTAAAGCATGGAGCAAGTAATGAGAATATTAGTGATACCTGACACACAGGTTAAGGCTGATGTACCCATGCAGCACCTAAGCTGGGCGGGGCAGTACGCTGTAGCTACAAAGCCCAATGTGATAGTCTGCATTGGTGACTGGTGGGATATGCCTAGTCTTAGCAGTTATGACAAGGGCAAGAAGACCTTTGAAGGACGGCAGTACACTAAGGATATACAAGCAGGCAAGGACGGCATGAGCTTGTTTATGACTCCTATTCGCGAAGAGCAAGAACGTCTAAGGCGCAACAAGGAGAAGCTCTGGAAGCCCCGTATGGTGTTTACTATGGGTAACCATGAGAACAGGCTTATGCGAGCTATTAATGACGACCGTAAGCTAGAAGGACTTATCAGCTATGGTGACTTAGGGCTGCAAGGATGGGGCTTTGAGGTAGTAGACTTCCTAGAGGTAGTGGTAATCGAAGGTGTTGCCTTCAGTCACTATTTCACTTCAGGGACTATGGGCAGACCAGTCACCAGTGCTAGGGCGTTACTGACTAAGAAACACATGAGTTGTGTTATGGGTCATGTACAGGACAGAGATATAGCCTATGCCCGTAAAGGTGATGGAACAGCAATGACAGGCATCTTTGCTGGCGTCTTTTACCAGCACACTGAGGACTACTTAGGTGGGCAGGGTAATGATAGCTGGAGAGGTATATGGATGCTAAATGATGTTAAAAACGGCTCATTTGACGAGATGCCAATCAGCCTAGAGTATCTAAGGAGGAAATATGGTAGGAACAGCTAAAGAATGGGATGACTTTGCCCATAAGCGTAACATATCTTCTACGGACTTTATGGAAGATAAGGTGTGTTTATATGATGAGGTACATAAGCCTGCGCATTACAACTCAGGCAAGGTGGAGGCCATAGAAGCCATAGAAGCGTCAATGTCCCCAGAAGAGTTTAAAGGCTACCTAAAAGGTAACGCATTGAAGTACCTATGGCGTTATGCCTACAAAGGCAAGCCTACACAAGACCTAGCTAAGGCGGAGTGGTATTTAGCACGTCTGAGGGCAGTGAATACAGGCTCTCCAGAGCAAGTGCGACACCCACCCCTGTAGGGTAGTACAGGGTCGCTGTCGCACTCGCCCCAGTTCCCGTAGTAGAAGACGCTTAAGCCTCTAAGTAGCCCCTCACAGCATTCTCTACGAGATGCACCGGACAATCTACTTAGGGGCTTCTTTTTGTCTACTGCTTTATAGCTTCTTCTAATAGCCGAGCAGACTCAGGGGCTGATTTCTTAAAGCCCTCCCAAGTACCTGATTTAACCATCTGAGAATACATCATTCTTTTTCTAGCAGGATTAGCGTTTTTAATAGCTATTTGAACGCTTCTTTGATCTGTTTCTGCTGCTCCTAATACGGCAGAAGCTCCTAAGCTGTCTATGCTTGTATTTTTCATAATGTTAGTTTGCACCCATTCCTGCAACCCGTTTTGGCCTGCTACACCTTTCTGAAACCACTGAGAAGCAGCTGTCCTGGCAATAGAAGCCCCCACTACAGGCACAGCAAGAGCAGGTAAAACTCCTCCTGTAACTGCGGTAGCCCCTGTAATAGTGGCAAGCATAATCGAAGGAAGCCACTGCTCCGCTACTGTCATGTTATCCCTTCTATTAAGAAGTGAGGCTAAGTTGGCCTTGCTGGTGTTTAAGCCAGCTGCTTGTTGCTCTAGCATCTTTATTTCAGACTCTAGTTTAACTGCGCCTGAGCGACCAGCAGCAAACATACCCCCTGTTGCTAACTTTTGCCCCGTAGCTCTAGCTGCGCCTAGTTCTTGCATCTTTTTAGCTACTTCAGCAGCTATCTCATTTTCTTGTTGTTGTAAAAACTGAAGAGTTTTCTGCGCTGTAAGTGCCTGTGCTTGTTCTGCGGCAGCCACTAAAGCAGCACTAGCGTTATCCACAGCCTCCTTAGCGTCATACGCTTCTTGTTGAAACGGTGCTTTGTTAACCCCTGCATCTTTAATAAATAACTTACGTACTGTTTCTAACCAAGCATTTGGGGCAAAAGCTCCTCTGTTTATAACAGCACTTGATATTACAGAGTCAGTTGCCAGCCTAAACCTATAAGTTGCTTTATGCTCTAAAAAAGCCGCTAAGTCAGCAGGAGATAGCTGCCCTTTAATAAGATCATCTAGTGTATTCTTAAGCCCTATCCACACACTACGCATAGCAGGGTCAACACCAATAGACCCAGAAGAGCCTACAGCGTTTTGGTAACCAACCATGCCAGCTATCTTTGTGCGAAGAGTAGCTAAAGCACTTCCTTTAATATTACCTTTATCATCAACAATGCTGCTTAAATAGTCAGTTACTTCTTTTCTAACACTCGCCAACTCTCGCCCTTCTTTATTTAAAGCTGCTAAATCTTCTTTAGCAAGGGCTGCTTCTAGTTGTTTAATAACGTTATCTAAGCTGACTCCTTGTGTAGTTGTAGAAGTTACTTCACCACTTAATGCCCCCCTAGTGCGAGATGTTTGAGAAACAACTTCTCCTATCTTAAAAGTACCATTGTTGAGCATGGAAAAACCATATGTGTTCCACGCCTCCCTTACTGCATCATTTGCTTCTAAGTATTTACCCTGCTCCATTAATGAAAGAACAGATGCCCTAACACTTGCAGGGAAGCTAGAAGGAATTGCGGCTTGAACTGCTTGTGATCTAAAAACGCTAGGGATAGCTGTGCTTACTACTTCGGCAGTAGCAGCATCCTTTTTAAGAGCAGCTATTTTAGCATCGTAATCTTGGCGAATAGATTTAACCCTACCTTTGCTTACTTGCTCAATTACTTGCGTTAGTTTACTTGTTTCTTCTTTAGCAGTTTTCGCTAATCTTGCTGCAAGCGCGTAAGTAACAGTTTTAGATTGTGCCAACTTTGTATTAAATTGTTCAACTTTAGCAAACATTGGCGTATACCAACGGGATGCTTGGTTATCAATAGTAGACGCTCCCCAAAAGGCTCTACCAACAAGTGATTTATACACCCAAGATAAAGCTGGATTTTCTAGACCTGCTGCCATACTAAGAGGGACAGTAGCACCATCTACTACAACTGACTGCGCTACCCTTCTGTTACTCAATACATTTCCCATAACAGGAAAGAGAGCTACCAAAGGAGAAAGAGCCGCTGTAAAAGCAGCTCCTTGCAAACCTGTTTCTGCTATTCTGCCTGCTTGCTCCATACTCATAGGTTCTTTTTCAGACTCTCTTGTACCCATAGCGTACAGCCCTCCTGCTATTCCAGCTTCGGGCGCAACACGTAATGACCGCTGTACTAAGTTTGTAACAGCACCTATTTTAGGAATGTCCCTTTGAAGTGTAGTAGCAATGCCAGGAGTAGTAGGCGCAAGTGCTTCCATTCTAGCTAAAGCTCTTTGCGTTCTTGTTCCATAGAGGCCAGTAAGTGTCCCTAATTTATCTGCGCCTGTGGCTAAACTGTTTGTAAACTTACCTGCTACTACAGAAATTCCTTTATTAATTGGGCTTGCCACACCGCCTACAATATTAAGCCCTAAAGAAGCATATGGATGATTAGCAGTGTAGACCTTTCGTTCATTCTCTAAGTGTTCCATCATGTCATTATAGACTTCGCTATAGGTCTGCTTAGGCTGTCCTTCAGCAGGCTTCTGCGTTAAGCTATAAATAGACGCTGCTACAGCTGCCCCTGCTTCATCTGAAAAACCATATACTAAACCATCTAAAGCTGCCCTAGCCGCCATTACTGGGTTCTCATACCAACCTGCTTTAGCTAAAGGCATCCCTGCATTTGCATCCATAGTCTGCACATCAGAAGAAACAGCATTAGTATTAGGAGACACTAAGGGGACTAGTGTGCCTTTAGGAGCTGTAACTGCCTGTGGAGGAGGCGCAGGTTGTCCTAGCTGTCCACCTAGTGGCATAGGTATTACTTCATT